TGCAAAATCTTTTAATGTTATTGAAACAGAACCGCGTTTTCCAAGTGACCCGCGTGGATCAATTTCGCATGGGGTAGCTCTTGGCTTTCCATTTATTGCAGGAAATCCGATTTGACCACGCTGCCAATTACTAACAGGCTGATAAAATCGGTATGTTTTTGATGTGTTGTTAAAATTTGGTATATCCTGGCACGTTGCGTATGTATTATAACATTCGCCGCCAGCCGCCGCAGAAGCGGTGCAAGGCGCAACGCCAAATGCTTCTGCGCAAGTATCCAGATACAGTTCAACAACCGTTACCGGTATTCTGGCATCGGCTTGTCGTGATGCATCAAACGTCATAAAGCGCGCCGCAGTCTATTTTAAAACCAAGATAAATTGGATCTTGATAATCTGGATATGTGATTTTATTTGCTTTGCAATAAGCCGCTTCTGTTAAATGGTTTACATCATCCCATAAGAAATAGAAATTATATAATTCAGCGTGATCTGCAAGCGCAGACCAGTTCGCATCCATCCACGTTCTTGATACGTTTTTTTGCGTGATCATTACTTCCGCGCCTTTATGCCGCAAGATACTGCCTAAATGCGCGCCGCCGTTTGATTTGTTATTAAATATTTTCCGATCACGATTGAAATTAGCCGGTGAAAATCCAGCGGGCATTCCGCTTTCTAATGTAAGCGCAGCACCTAAAAATAAATTCGCAATAAATGAGGCTGCGCCGGTGCTTGCAATTTTAAATCTCCAGTATTGTCTGGTGAATTGCGTTGCTGATCTAAATATTGTTTCATTTTCGGATGGAGTTTGTACTGTATCAAAATCTGATTCTTCACCGGCAAATGCACCGGTTGCAGAATATTGAACTTGAATTGTGCCTGCGTTATCCGTTAGATCGTGACCTGCAACACCCCAGCAATTAACTGCAATCGCAGATCCTAAATCAATATTAAAATAAACAGTTCCAGCCGCAGCCGCTTGCCACCATGATGAAGTTCTCCATGTTAGCGCGTTTTCTTTTTCAAAGCCTGCAGCCTCAGATGTTACCGTGATAACAGATGCCGATGCTTTAACTAAATTATTGTATCCGATTAATGAACTCATGCTGCAACCTTTAATTCTACGCCATCTGTAATTTGCACGTTTATTTCTTCAATTAAATTTCTTACATCTTCGGGTGAGTAGCCGTGACCTTCAAGCTGAATGCTTACCTTTTGCGGTGCTGGCTGTTCGCTGCCGCTTGGCGTTGCCGTTGATCCAGGCGGCAATCCGCTGGCAACCGGTGCGCTTGGCGATGTGCTGCCGCCGCTAACGCTGGAAACAGCACCACCACCACCAAATGAAGATGATTTAATCGATTGAATTTGTTTTAAGCCTTGCGCTAACATTAAACCGGCTGGAATTAATCCCCAAGGATAACCGCCGCCATTATTAAATGATTGCATTACTGCAGATGGTAAAGCAACAACGGCATTTGCTAGTGCTGCCGCTTTCTGTACCTTAAATGCAGTCTTTGATGTTTTCGCCATATTAGAAAGCATTAACGATGCATTATTTAAAGCCCCTTTAGCATCGCCATCACGAATTGCTTTTGCAAAATCGGCACCGGCCTGCAAAGAACCTGATTGCATGTTATACAATCGTTCATAATAATCTTGTTCAATAGCAAGTTTTTCTTCTGCTTTCGTGCGTGCAGCTTCAAGATCAAATTCATCCATTTCAATCTGGCGCGCCTGCATATCGAAAATTTTAATTTCTTCCTCAAACTTTTGATCCATTGCTTTTTCGCGGATTTCTTTAAGCCGCTCTTGTTTTAATTGTTCCCTTGAAATTTCATCTTCAATTAATTGCGATTGCTTATCAAATATTGCAATGACTTTATCAAACTCATCTTCACCGCCTGCATTCGCCGCGCCATCACGCGCCTGCTTTAAAAGCTCAAGATCAATAACCGCTTCTTGTATTTTCTCTTTAAAATATTCTGGTGAACCCATTAAAGATTGCATTATTGCGCCGCTATCTTCTGATTCAGCAAGCCCGCTTTTGAATTTCGCAATTCTGCTTTCTAAATTTGCAATGCCTTGATCTATTTCTTCAAGCGTTCTTGTATCGCCACCAGCTAAAAATTTCCCTAATGAATCGCCGAATGTAGTTAATGCAACGGCACCGGTTGCAAGCGCGGTTGTGACTGCAACGATGCCTGTTACTAGGCCATCAAACGCTTCTTTTGTTTCTGGCTTTTGTAATACATCGATCAATTCTTCAATAGAACCCTTTGCATTGTCAAGCCCGCCATCACCTTCAAGTAAATCATTGAAGGCATTTCCGAGTGATTTTAATGCACCGCCAAATGAATCACGCGCAGCCTTTGCTGATCCGCCGAATTGAGTTTCTAATTCTGCCAAGATTAATCTTTGCGCATCTGCCTGTTGGCCGGTTTCCCATAACCCCTTGATAACGTCTTTTTGATCTTTGGTGAACTGAATCCCTGCGCGGCTTAATGCAGATAAATTTGCAACGGGATCATTTAATGCTTTGCCAAGCTGGATTGCTGCGGAATTAAGATCCATTCCCATACGTTCAGAAAGATTTAAAACGGCTTCTGTTGCGCCAGGAAACACATCATCGCGCAAATTAGTGAACGTAAGCAGAACAGATTGCATTCCTAAAATCGCTTCATCACCAAAATTTGTGACCTTCTGAAAACCAGCGGCCATTTTTTCAAGTTCTTTTGTAGTGAAGCCAGCAACGCCACCGGTTGATTTTATTGCAGCATCAAGCTGCCGCGTTACGCGCTCTTGTTCGATAGTGAGGGAAATAATACTTTTGAAGGCAAGCCCTAAACCGAGCGCACCGATTGCAGTTCCTAACCCAGAAAAAGAACTTTTTAATTTTTTATTCTGTTTTACGTTATCTTTGGATTGCCGTTCGAGTTTATCAAGGCGTTTAGTTGCCTTGACAATATCGCCTGATAAAACTTTCAATCCTAATGTTGCGATATCCTCAGCCATTTGATTTTCTTGCGACCTCTAAATCTAGCATTAAAGAACATTCAAAAGGCGAAAGCCTATTGCCTGTTGCCTGTTGGTATGCGATCAATTCAACATAACCGATATTTTCGCACCCTTTCCTTATATCACCGTATTCTTTCCAAACGTGTTTCAGGTTATCAGGTAGCACCGGCACATTTTCAAGTTCTGAAACTGATTTGCCGGATTTCTTTTTTATTGCGATCCATGTTTCGTATCTTGTTAAAAGGGCTTTAGGCTCGCGTCCATACGCATGAAAACACCACTCTGCAAAAGTGGTTAATTCTTTTCTAAGCCCTTCATAAAATTTTCACGCCTCGCAATAAAATCATCTGCTTGCTTTACGATATAAGCCGCATTTTTTAAAAGCTGTTCAATCTTTTTACGACTGAATTTGATCGCTTTACCTTTACTTGCAAATCCGCGCCAGCTAATAGCGCACGCGGCCATCATATCCAATGTGATGCTCTTACCACCTTCTAATGCTTTTAACTTGTTTTCATTCCAAGCATTCCTGAAAATTTCAGAATCGGCACCGGCAAAAGTGATGAAGCAATCGATCTTTTTTCCAAGCTGGTTTTTTACCTGCATTTCTGCGCCTTTTTCGTGCGCTTCGACCGTGTAAAGCTGATCAATATCAATCATGTTGTTTTCTCCGTGTAGGAATTAAAAAATTAAGCTAATACAGAACGAGTTAATGCGCCGTTACCCTGGAATGAAAACGAAGCAGTAATAATGCCATTGTTTGCAACGCTTCGCTCAATCGATGTGATTGTTGCTGATCCATTGAAATCAATATTGCCAGTGCCAGCACCTTCTGGGAGCAAATGTAAATCAACGGATGCGCCAATCGTCATTGCTTCTTGCCCTGTTGCATCTGAATCATCCCAGTAACAATCAGCCGAGCCGCTAAAATTAGTTGTGCCAACCTTGTGCGTATCTGCAGCATCACCGATCACCGTATCATCAACTACATTAATCCCTTCCGACAATGAAAAGCTGAGAACTTCCGCAACTGCATTTGCACCAATCAATACTGATCCGGCATTACCTGTTAAATTCGCCATGTTAAATTACCTCTTTTTTTGGTTTGGATTTAGATGGCTTATCTAAAGTCCACCCCTTTGATTTCATTTCATCAACTTTCTGAGGCAATACCTTAATAATGCCTTTTCCGTTTGGTGCGTGCATCTCAATCATTTTTTATCGCCTCGCGGTGAATGAGTAATAAACTATTTCGATAGGTGTTTGATACCACCCGTCATCGTTATTTGT